GTGCATCTGATAAGATACCTGCTACGACCATCTCTAGACCGCTGCACTTTGCTGTAATGCTGTCCATGTATTGCTCTTTGATGTCTTCTGTAGACATACCGTACATTGCTTGTTCTCTGCTGTTCATGATCAAACCTTTGTCAAAATGTAGTAGAAAAACGGACCGAATGCAACTGCTACGAACAGCGCTGCTTGGGATACTTCTATCGCTAGCTCTTTTATCATCTGTGTTCCTTTGTTCATGCCTCAATTATAGCACGAAATGGACAACCTGTCAAGCAAAGACCATACGTAGCAGTAGGGTATATAGGTACACGAACTGCTCCTTTTAGCATGCTTTTAGAAAAACGGCGTAAAAATGCTAATGCTGACATAGACTTATAACGCCGTTTTCTCAGTTCTCAGCGCCAGCAACACTTAAAAAACAGTGCCAGCAAACTGCTCATAGTCGTAAAATGCTACGAGTTTGTCATCTTTGAAGTATACAGTTAAACCCCCAAGATCATCGCGTTCGTCATAAGCGCCAGCAATGAGTGCATCGAACATTTCTTCGAGTCGTTCTTCAGATGTAGTCTCTGATAGCTCAGACCAATCTACAGTGTACTCTGTAGTGTTTATCAGTTCAGATTCAGCTTCTGTTAAAGTGCGCATAATATAGACCTTTCTGTTTTGCTACATAGAGTATTATAACACCATATAGAAATCTTGTCAATAGCTTTTTGAGGGGAATCTAGCCGTTGGATCTGCCCGAAGTTTCATGCCAGAATTCGATTTACCCCTTGCTGAGACCGGTTTCGGATTCTTACGGCCTTTGAGTTCTTGAACGTAACCACCGGAAGCTAGAAACTTTGCGACTGCATCCTCTTGCATAGAGCGCGCGACATCTTTCGATACGGGTGCTAGTTCTTTAAGCATTGTATTCATAGTAATGTTCCTCTTCTTTAATTAAAAAAACGCCTCTAACAAGCGAGCTGATAGAGTCAGCCGGGTGCCAGAAATGTCTGCGATCTCTGTAAACAGTAGAGCTTAAGATCTCAAATGCTTTAGGCCTGATAATAGTGGTACCGTGTGCTCCCCATACGTGTGCCATACAGTCCCAGCGCTCTTTAGCTCTCTCAAGCGCCCAAGCTCTGCTTTGCTCTTCGCCATAGTAATCTTGATACTGACTAACGTGCGATACGAATAATGTCTCAGATCCGTCTTCCCAGACCTCTCGAATTAAGTAATCTATTGCTGCCATCTTAAGCAACCTTGTCCCATGCGCGTTTGCTTTCGATTGCGAAGATTGCATATGCCTCAATGGTCTTACGAGTCTGTGCCATGGGATTCTCTTTGACAAAAGCAATGAAGTCGAAAAACTCCATTCCCAAGAAGTCTGCATCTGATTCCAAATGCTTGATTGCTGTCTCTATTCTCATACTATTCCTTGTTGCTATGTCTCTATTATAGCACATTCTGATCGTTTGGACAAGCAATAACCCTTCAGGGCGCTAGGGTACTTTAAGCGGTTGACAGAACTTTGAAACGATGTTAAAATAGTAGATTGCTTTAAAGATTATAATGATTTAATTAAAACGATTATCATCTAGTATTATCTGACCATATTCAAACATCTACAACGCTATTCCGCTTTTCTATATAGGCTCGATTATCCACAGGTTATCCACAGTATTATCTACTTAATCTCTATCTCGCATAGAATCTATCATAGCATTATCGTTTAATTCCTTATAGTTTCTTCTATCTATTACGTGACTATTATCTAATGCCGTTACGTGTTCTACAGTATATTCGTTATTAACTGGATAAACGGTTTTACTCGTTTTAATCATATCTTTAATCGCTCCTATATCGTGTCTCGTATAATACGTTCCTATATAGAATCCTTCTATATTCTTTAGGCCTAGAAGAGTTCTGGGACTATCAACATACTGATATACTACGTTTATATCGTCTCTATGCTTATGCATAAACTCGTTATATTCGTTATAATTACCAGAAACAATATACTTCATTTTAATCATAGATTATTCCTTATCGTGGATTACTATTAAAAATATTAGAATTATAAACAAAATATATGCTAGAAACGGCATTTAGTCTTTTCCCACGATTATTGCTATTGAACACGCGATTAACGATAGAATCAAGTAGTATACATCGTTTGTATGTATTGCATATAATGAGAAGATTATTGCTGGAATATAGAAAATCATTTTACATTAAAATGCTTTAGAATCGTTTCTGCGTATGTGCCGCCACCTTGTTTATATACATCTTTTACTTGATTTGCACACTCGCGAATAATCTCTTTCGCGAAGTTTTCGAGAATAACATCAGTTGATTCTGAATGATCTAGTGGGTCTCTATCGAGAATAGTAGCATACTTATCAATTAAATTATCAAGCATTTCCTAAATCCTGGTATAGAGCATTATCTGCGTCTTCTAGTGATGAGATATAATCATTATACCAAACATCGAATCGAATTGGATCGACCTCTTTTAGAATATAACCAAATGAATATTCGATACCAGCTAGATTAACCGGCGGATAATCGTCGTTTAACATATCCATAAACTCTTGCTTATTCATACTTTAATTCCTCCCAAACTCTTTCTCTTACTACAGTATCTCCCGCTTCTTCGTATGCGGGATCATCTGCTAATTGCTGTAATAATCCCGATACTTGATGCCAGGTTAATCTGGCGCGTTTAGCTAAATCGACGATTCTGAATACTTCATAATCACCTTGTTCTGTGAACATTCCATATTCTGGAACTACTATATTATTTTGCATTATGATTGCGCCTTAGGTAATTTCATAAACTCTGATAATTGATAAATGACTTCTTCATAAGCATCGCATAAATCCTCGTCTGTATCCTGAAAATGTTCCCAATTTTCAGCAATTGATTGTAAACCTAAAATAATCTCAGAACCAAATCCGGATCTTTTAGTATAATCAGCAATTAGATCAAATTCTGATAATGTGTTATAATTTATAGACATAATGTTTCCTTATTCTGAGTAAATAGAGTTTTCGGCAGATTCGATTATTTCCTGAGTTTCAGCAAATAATTTAGTATCCTCGGGTTGAATTAGACCCCGATAATTAGCTTCAAATAAGCAACTTAAAAGCATTTGAATTTGAGCATTATTTAGCTCGACTAAAATTGTGTTTTCTTTTTGCATTCTATTTCCTTCTTACTATGCCTCTATTATAGCACATTTTGGACAACTCGTCAAGCAATAACCCTTCAGAATACTGGGGTATTGACAAAACACTTGAACGATGTTAAAATGCTCACTCTTCAGTATTATCAGCTTCGTATTCGTACATGCTATCACTGATACCAAACTCTGCATCTAGCTCTTCAGGAATAGTACGCTCAACTTCTTCTGCTGACATACCGCTAAGTTCATAGTAATCGTCTGAACCATTTTCATACATTCCAGCATAGCACATACCAGACTCATAGTATTTTGCCTCAACCTGAAAACCCATGCGTTCTAGCTTTTCATAAAACTGAATCGGTGGTGACCAAGCTGTATCAAATACTGCCTCGAGTGCGTCAGGATACTCTGGATCGATGTCGACGCTATGACATTCCGTGTCCCACTTCGTTCCCCATTCATTTACGCAAAAATCATACCAGGATGCGTAACCATATTTCTCGATGTTTGATTTTGTCAATTCCTCATCTGTCTGAGGAGATGCAATTGACTCAGACAGACCTTTCGGCACCGGAACAAACTCATTAAAGAATTTACCTTGAGTCAAAGCGTCGCGCGCTCGAATAATCATAGCTGGATCTTCATGAGTGAGGCGAACTGTATTACTGCACCAATTAGGCATATCTATTCCTTAAATCAAATCAATTTGTACTTGCTTAGCAATTTGAGTAGTATTCATACTCTTCATACTAACCATCGTTGGCAATTCCTCGTTTGCTCTTTTAGCAAAATATCGATCATTACTCAAACGCAATAACCCATCAAATGCTGCCTGCTTCAAACTATGATGAGCAAACACACTTGACACACCGCCTACCGTAGTGTAGATTCCAAAGCCATCTATGATAACTCTGATCTTTTGCGAGTTCTTGAACCCGTCGATTAATGTCTTAGTACGCATTACCACTCCAATTCTTTAGCTGGGAAACGAATCTTGCCTTCATACTCTAACTGATCTTTCTCGAACTCTGTCAAGTAGTCGTCGCCGACAATGTTCCAGCTCAAAATAGACTCACGATAAAACTCGTCATCGCTCTCGATCTGTGAGCGTAAGCAAAAGATTGCTTTGACAGCTTCCTCATCGCCACCTTTGAACCGCTTGATAACGTAATCGCTACCGCCTTTAGCTTTCCAGTATTGAGGACACTCGCCGGTGCCGTCCCAATCATGTGCGCCATAATTTTCGTATACTTGAGTTGAAATGAGCAATTTCATATATTTCCTTCTTACTATGCCTCTATTATAGCACATTTTGGACAACCCGTCAAGCATTCCCTAGCAACTTGTATGGGTACTACAAAACGCTTGACAGAATACTTGAACGATGTTAAAATGCACACTAGGCTGTAATCCAGTCGCCGTCATTATCTCTAAATGTAATAGTTTCATTACCATCATATTCATCGATTCTAAAATCGCGACCAATATCAACCCATTCTATTTCTAAATCAGATGCGCCACCAAAATACCCACCGGGATATTTCTCTTCGCAGTATAACATTATAGTTTCATAACTAGTATTATCTTCAACCATTTTGACGATAAACGGATCAAATAATATCTCGGGATATTGATTATTCCAAGTATACCACCCAGAACCAAAATCTGGTGAATATAGTACTGCTACTTTATTATCTCTTATTAACTTATCCATGATGTATTACCAATATCAAATTGCTGTTTTTAATTTCGGATAAATCCGACGGTTCATATATTTGCTGTTCGCCATCCCATTGATCTTGATCGAATTTAGGATGCTCCGGTTTAATAGGATTAAACTTTACTAAATTGCCAGTATGATGGGACATTATCTGTACATATGCTGGAAATACTCCTTTTGTCATATTGGTTGACATTATGATTGTATTCCACCCACGAATATTTTTCTCGTATTTTAAATTCCTTAGATTATGTACCATTCTAGATACCTCTCGAATCTTATTCATTATAATTATGCACCTTGTGTCAATACATATTTCGCCAGATTCTTCCAGTCGCCGCCTTCAGCGCGAATCTTTGTCGTTGAGATTAATGAGCGTAAACTCAAATTCTCAATGCTGTTGCTAATGCTACGAATAAATGCAATTGCGTCAGCTTTATGTGCTGTTGCAAACTCTGGCATAAATGCTTCGTCATTAATCAATACTTCCATACGCTCGATCTTTTGATCTTGTGTCATGCTCAAGTCAACGCACATAGCACGAGACTTAACAGCTTGGTCTACACGATCAAGATCCATATTACTAATAAACACAATGCTACCGGTAAACTTAAAGTTTCTAGGCAGATCGTCATCTTTCATATCTGCATTCCAGTTAATCCACCTGTCGCCGTATGAGTCTAAAGCACCCTTGAGCAAGTTAAGAGCAACTGGGTCTTTGAGCACGCTATCGCAGTCGTCAAACACTAACACTTGACCGTTGCCTTCGAACAATGTGCGATACAGACCTTTAGCGGTACTGTAACCTTTGACTACACGAAATGACTTGCTAGTGTTAATACGTTCGCCTTCTTCGAATGACGCTACATCTGTAGTGTCGATCAAGTTCTGTGCTTTGAGCGATTTCAAAACAGTATGAGTCTTACCCAAGCCGCCTTGACCTGTGATAATAGCAGATGCAATAGTTTTCTTAGCAACCATCGTCACCATTTGTTCAACAAATGCAAAACGCTTGTTAATACCAAACTCGTCAACCTTGGGTTGCGTGTTAACAGCGCCGCTGGTCAATTCAACTTGCAAACCCAGCTTAGCAATCTGGTCGCGAACATATGATTCGTGACGTGATCTTGAGACCATTTTGCCGTCGACAAAGCCCTCGAAACGATTCTTAGCTTTGTTAAATGTTACTTTTACACGCATATTAGCTCCTGTGTTTTGCGCTACAATGTCATTATTATAAGTGCTTTTGGACACTTCGTCAAGCAAAGACCCTTTACTGCGCTGGGTCTTTTGCATTTGCATTTTATTTGCATTTGCACTGTTTGACTGTTTTTTTGTTACCATGCCCTAATTATAGCACATTTTGCACATTCTGTCAACCGAAAACCCTTATCATATCATGGTCTTTTGAATACCCTTACGGTTGACACGGATACTAAAAGGTGTTATAATTGTGGCATGATTAGAAAAAAACGCATTGATCGTAAGCACATTGTCTACTGTCTGACTAACGTCGAGACTGGCGACTTCTATATTGGTATTACTCAGGGTTTCAGAAAAAGAGACCTCAAAATACGCGTACAAAAGCACATTAGACGAGCATTGACTGAGCATAAGTCCTGGGCATTATGCGACGCTATAAGGTCCTACGGGGTCTCAGCGTTTGTTGCACAAGAGCTTGCTGTCATTAGGGGCAAGCGTGAAGCGCATGCTTTGGAAAGATTGCTAATAGGTGAGTTGGCGCCAACATTGAATTCACATTAATCATGAAAAAAGCGGATGGAGAAAGAGATAGATTATGAATAGTCGAGACATAAATAACTTACAGTTTCTAATGAATGCTTCTAATGAAGAATTCGAGCAATGGTGTTTGCGTGCAACGCCAGATGATTATGATTATGCATTAAGTCTATTTAAGGCAAAACGTGCAATTGATATGATGCATCAATTAGAAAAACCTGTAAACGATATATCTGATGCAAAAGATATATTAAAAAAATATACTCTAAAAGGTTAATATAATGGGTAGACAATCCGATTGGTTTATTGCTAATGGTTATAAACATACCTACGATTTAGGTGATAGGATAATGGGTCTTTGGAATGGCATACCCTTTGTCGGTAGTGTAGGTAATGATCGTTTAGTTAATCTTATTGACGGACCTGAAATTACTGTGCATTTAGATCTCCCTATTAAATATAAAGATACAGTGTATAACATCATTATAGTAAAGCACAAAGATGTGGTACGACTTAAGCAAAGCTGATTGGTTATTCTTAGCAATCGTCGTGTCATTTGAATTATGCTTTGTCATAATAGTATTGACTTATCTGTTGTAGTGCGTTATAATATAAAGATTCACAAGGAACAATATGGATTTTAGAACAGAGATTATTGATGTTACTCGACGTCATTATGAGACAAAAATCGAGCAACATCGAATCAATGCAGAAGTTATTCTTAATCATGTAGTTAGTATCGGATTAGGTGAGGACATTACTAATGCGTTTGATAATGAGATTGCTAGAATGGCGGAGTATGAGAATAAACTGCTGACATTAAAACACTATTTTAAATGACTGATGACGAGGCAGAACAAGCTAGATTAAAAGCATTAAATGCTGCTCTTAAAGATATAAGAGCAGGCAAAGATCCGGATGCTGTTCTGGAAGCTATGTCTAAATCATTAACTGCAAAGTTAATGCATCCTATTATAGCTAAGATAAAGAATACTAAAATAGAATTTGATTTAGAAGAACATAAAAGAAAATATAACGAAGCATTTACAAATGGAAGACACGGAAATAGCAGCAATAGCTAATCATATGCGAGAAGTATTCGGAGATAAAGTCCCCTCGCCTGAGCATTATCCCAAGATGTTTGATTATTATCTAAAACTGTATATCTATTTTTATAGGAAAGATTTAGTAGTATGATTGTAAATAATATCCCAAGACCAAATGTCGATAAGCTCGATCATGCTGAATATATTGCAAGACAAATTCTTGATATTAAGCGAGCTGATACTATTAAAATGGATGAAGCACCTAGACGTGCACTTGAGAAAATTCAAGCAAATGCTCGTATAGAGCAAGCATATATTCAGGCAAAAGAATTAGAAGAATTAAAATTATATACTGCACATAATAAGCGGCAGGATTACTATGATTACAAACGAATATTATTCGTTGGATTAAATTTTGATAGATATAGCTAATGGCAATCGCACCAACACCCCTGCCTTGGAATAAAGGGATATTATATAATTCAGATAATGTGAAGCATACTGAGTATGCGATTGGCGGCAAACTGATAACGGCGCAGCTAAATATACAAGATTATGAAGCAATATTGCTTGAAGATGATCCGAATTTTAAAGATGCACTTAAAGCTAGATTGCTCAACATGCTAGTAGAATATATGATGGATAATAAGTTAGTTGAATTTACCCAATACCAATCTGCAAGTACAATGGCTCGTACTATATATGCTAGATGCTATGTTGCACCTGATTCACAAGTTAAAATACTTAAGACACTAAAAATATGAAAACAATTTATATTGATATGGATGGAGTCGTTGCAGACTTCAATGGTTTTATAGGTAATGTACTCGGTCGCCCTGTTAAATGGACAGACAGAAGCATTACACCCGAAGAATGGGCTAAAGTCGGCGCAATTGAAGATGTATACTTTCAATTACCATTACTTAAAGATGCTACAACTCTTGTGGGATATTGCTCACAATTTAAAGATGAATACAATGTAGAGTTCTTAACAGCTTTACCAAGTAAAAAGTCTGTGCCAACAGCGTCGTCTGATAAAGAAAAATGGATTAATAAATACTTTCCTGGTTACAAAGTAAACTTTGGACCATTTAGTACTGATAAATGGAAATGGTGCAAGCCTGGCGATATGTTAATCGATGATAAGATGTCTAACATCGATGATTGGTTTGAAAAGGGCAAAGGCATTAGCATTTATTATAAAGAAAACATTCATGCTACCTTACATCATATTGATAAGGCAATTGGCAAGACAGAACCAATGAGATTTTTAGATGAAACAATTACTTGAAGACATAGCAAAAGAAGCAGGATTTGTATTTTGGGGTGAAGAAGAAATCGGAGACGGCATTGACTGGTCTTGCGATTATACTAAAGAACTAGAGAACCTAGTTGAATTAATCGTTGCAGAATGCGTTGATGCTGTAGAAGTATCTGATACACACCATGCATATACATCATTTACGCTTGGTATAGCAGAAACATCTAAGGCCAAAGCAGTTAAAGCCATTAAGGATAGGTTCTATGGAAAAGATTAAACCTGCATTATCATTTATACTCATAGCACTGGCAACCATTGCGATTGTTGTGCTGCAAATCTATCACGGGGCATACTAATGACAAATATTTTAGCTAGCTTTACAGATGACGAAATCGAAGAATGCTTTGAAGGTTCTTCGAATGTTGATATGGTAAGAGAAATTGCAAGCAAATGCGTAACTGAAAATAAAACCATTGCTGAAATGGCATTTGGTCAGATGTTTGCTCGTGCTATAGAGGGATTCATCGGAGTCGAATATGAAGACAGCCCCGATGAATGGGAAGAAGCTTGGGATATAAATGAAGATTGGGGCATTAGTATTGCCCGCAATCTTAATGATCTTATCTTATCAAAAAAATAATTATAAGTCTTTAACCTTATCGACTTTATCCCAATAGTCGTCTGGTACTATATTGGAACAATTTGGATCATGCTGTGGTCCAAATATTTCCATGACTTCGCCATCTAAATCACGTAATGCAAACACACAATAGTATATTGTATTATCTTCTAACGCTGTTATTGCGTGTTTCTGTTCTTTGCGAATGATGACAAATGTAGGAGCAGTAAACTCTTTAGGTTCTTTGCCTTCTACTTCAACTTTAATTTTACCAGATGTTAACAATGATATATGGTCAAACTTATGTTTGTGACCTCCAGCAGTTTCGCCGGCTTTGCTTAAAACATTTTGTCTGACCCAAATGTTACCGAAGTAACCCATTTCAAATAATTGCGGTCCTGCACTCATACTTCAGCAACGGGTGTTTGTGCAATCCAAGATAATGTTGGTTCATCCCAATAATATGCTTTTTCAAAACTAAAATCGTCCGGTCTAGGCACAGGCGCATCCCACATACAATTTTCTTCCGAGAATACCCATGACGGAAATGGTTGATTCTGCATAGCTTGTGCAATCTTTGCTGCTTTTTCTTCAGCAGTCATATCGCGGTCTTCCCACACATCCATGACAACTCCGTCAACCCATTGATATGTAGGTTCGCCTCCTATATATTGATATATTCTATTATATGCTGGTCTTGCTACACGAACAAATCTTGCAAAATCTGCAGGTAAATTATTCGTATCAATATGCGGGAATGCTTGTCTAAAGTTGTCCCCTAAGATAGGATGATCAACTGGTTGCCCGTCTACAATTTTAATATATAATTCCATTTTATTTTCTCCTTGTACGTTTATACGTTTGCTGTATTTGTTGATGGATACGCCCTATATAGGAATGTAGGATTATATCCTGACCACATTAGTCGAACTGCACCATTTGCACCTGCACCGCCAACATACGATCCACTATTTAGAGTTCCACCGCCGCCGCCACCGCCAAAGCTGCCGCCCAACGCACCGGGCCCGTTGCCACCATTTGTGCCTCCAGAGCCGCCGCCGCCACCATTGAAGGCGGCTCCTGCCGCTCCGTTTGAACCTGCTCCATATATACCTACACCGCCACCTGCGCTCGCGTATGCGCCGTTGGTACTCGCACCACCTCCACCGCCACCTCCACCTGAGCCTGCGGTTGAATTTACGGAGTAGCCATATGCACCTTGCGATCCGGTTCCACCGTTTCCGCTATAACCACCAGCACCACCGCCACCTGTACCAGAATAATCACCAGCGTACGCACCACCTGAGCCACCATTGCCACCGCCGCCTGGATAACTAGAAGGGTTAATAGCAATACCGCCGGCGGCCTGAGGGACAACTTGATCTTTGCCAGAGGTGCCACCGGTTGCTCTAATATATGAAGAATTGTTAAACCAACTAGTACCGCCAGGAGTACTTGGGTTATTAGCAGGAGCACCTGCACCAACATTTATTGAATATGTAGTTCCTGAAGTAACGGCAACGTTATTTACCCAGACAAGGCCACCTCCACCGCCGCCACCGCCGGAATAACGCCCGGGTCCTCCCTGATATCCACCGCCGCCTGCACCTACTGCAAGAACGCTAATGGTTGATACCCCGGCTGGTGCAACCCATGAGTAAGTGCCCGGTATTGTATATTCTGCTTGTCCCGGAGGAGTTATGCTTGTATCATTTATTATTACATTTGCATTTGCACGACCATTATCCAATGATATTGTAAAATATTCTGTGCCCTCTGTTAATAGATCTGCATTTGCAGTAAAGGTTAATACTTGGTTATTAGCTGTTAAATTGCCCGTCATTAAGGGCGAACCATTAAAGTCTACATTACTTACACCGGTAATGGTATATCCAAGCGGCAACTGGCTAAGTGCATTGGTTACAAATGTTACCGTGAAACTATTATCTTCATTTACAGATGCAACATTCGCCGTTAACGTATAATATGCAACAGATGTATCATTTATTATTACATTTGCATTTGCACGACCGTTATCCAATGATATTGTAAAATATTCTACACCGTCAAGTATTAAGTCTGCATTTGCAGTAAATGTTAATACTTGACCATTTGATGTAAAATTACCTGTTAGAGAAGGAGATCCAATGAAATCAATACTACTTACACCGCCTGTAATAGTATATCCCAATGGCAATGCGTGAATAGCATTTGTATCAAGTGTTATATTAAACACATTGCCACCATATTCATTAACAGATGCAACATTTGCTGTTAATGTATAATACGAATCAGATATAGTAACCGGTGCACGAGCTTGACCGTTATCAAGCGACATTACAAATGTTTCTGCCCCTTCTGTTACCAAATCATCGCTAATAGTATACGTTCTAGTTTCACCATTTGCGGTAAATGTTCCAGTTAACGATGCATTACCAATATCGGCAGAACTCACACCTGTAATTGTATAACCAAAAGAACCAGGTTTGTTCGTTGTAAAGGTTATAGTAAATGAATTACCTTCTACGATATTTGTTACAGCTGTGAATAATCCGCTAACAGCCGGGGTAAGCACCATACTCAATCCCCCGCCAAATGATACGTTTCTTATTTCCATTTATTTAACCTTTTATTTCTAAATTCTATTTATGCCGGATATCCGAGCAATATGTTTGATGTAAAATATACATTAGCAAATCCAAACATATAATAATTGCCATTAGTATCGTCCCACGGCACTTGCCCAGGGCCGTCATTAACTCCATCTTTAAAATTCGCATTTACGTTTGCTACAATATATTCTGTTCCGGCAAGTACTACACGGCTTACATTAGCTGTTAATGTAAGTGTTTCGGCAAAAGAAACTGACGGAGAATATTGGTAAAAATCAAGCGTGGTTCCTGTTGTCATTGCATTGATAATTACATTCTGCTGACTTTGTGTGGGATTATTTTGCGATCCCCCGCCCAAATAATAATTCAATCTACTTGTACTTTCAGTAGACCAATAATTGCTGAAAACAATTTGATTATTTGCAGTAAATATATCACTGCCCATATTCCGCCTGCCCCAGTGAACACTAGTAATTCCTATAGTATTACTAGTACCAGCTAATTGATAGTCTTCTCCCATAAACCATTTATAAGTAACATTCGCGGGTGCTTGCTCAATTTGCACCGGCAATGAAGCTAATACGTTTGTTTTGTAATTGATATTTGCAAATCCAATCATATATCTTTCGCCGCCTGAACCTGTAACATATTCTCCAGGACCATCATTAACACCATCTAATAAATTAACATTCACATTTGCAATAATATAATCATTATTTAGTACACTTAATAATGTTGCATTTTGTGTCAATGTTACTGTTTCTGCAAATCGTGTTGGTAGATAATCATAAAAATCAATTGTAGTTCCAGTAGTCATTGCATTGACAAATACATTTACTTCAGCATTACTAAGAGTTTTTCTTCCGCCGCTAACAGTTCCGCTTAAATAACCATTCGCTCTACTAGCAACAGGCGCATAAAATGGGCGCTGAAAAATAATTTGATTATTGCCTGTCCAAATTGGAGTTTCGGGAGTGCTTAAATTTATACGACCCCAAGTAACACTGGACATTGTAATATTATTATTTGTTCCAGACCAATCGTCACTTTCTCCCATAAACCATTTATAAGTAACATTATCAGGTACAGGTGATGCGCTTGGAATACTCCAATTTCCCGACATTACTATTCCGCCAGATATTTCCATTTATTTTTCCTTAGAATGGGTCTAGAGCAGAACTTACAGCTCCACCGTTATTTATTATTGTGCGATTATTCTCTGAACTATCTATTAAGAAATTATCGCTATTGAACATAGTATTTAACAATAAATCTGTGCCAGATATTGCTGTTAATTGAGAAGTTGCAGGAGTGAAGTTTCCAGTATATACTTGAGAACCTTTAACATATCTAAAGTTACTTATATATCCAGTATACCCTTCATTTGACGCAAGAAGTCCTATCCATAATGTAGTACTACTTGTAGTTGGACCTGTGAATGTGCCTTGACTACTACCATCTAAATAAACTGTCCAAGTATTTGATGCAGATGGTCTTGTTACTGCAACATGGTGCCATGTATTTGTAGTTATAGTTGGCCCGTTAAAGATGACCGATCCAAACTGAGAAACATTTAAAGTTGTATTTGCAATATAAACAACAATACCGCCCGTACTACTACCACCGCTTCGTGTATTTAACATAGCATAATTTCCGTCACCGCTTGCAGTTGGATACGCCCACCATTCATATGCGACTGCATCCGTATTTGGTGCGGTCACAGTTGTAGACAAATACTGAGGAACTGTTCTGTCAAAGAACACACTGCCTGGTTCTGGTGGTGGCGGTTTGTTAAATTGCGCGCCCCCTGTAATAGTAACTCCGTTTATTGTAATCATTTTAGTTAAAAGTTTTGCATCGTTAATGAAGTACTTGTAGCAAGCACAGGCGTACCTACTGCTGGCAATTGATAGTTGTCTAAAAAGACAACCCCTCCTAAGATTGTGCAATCATATGAATTTATCATCTCTGTGTTTCTTTTAAATTCTTGATATGAGTTTTATGCACTCGGCATTGCACTTGCCCATTATAATATGCATCTGATTCTAAAACTCGTCTATCCATTTGTTCTCTTGCCTCTAGATAATTGCATAGTCCTTTGTTAGGACATATATGCAGTATCTCTCTTATAAATTTATCCGCGCCGTGTTTTTCTACATCAGCTTTAACTTCATCAGATGAAGACCAATAATCTCTCCAATCTGACTCTACTTTTAATCTTTTCTTTTTACCCTTAACTACTTTGGTCTTACGAAACCAGAATAGCTTTTTACCTATATACTTGCGCCCCGTGGCAGTATTAGTAATCAAGTACACATAACCATATGCATCCTCAGGGATAACTTCTAATTCTTTATTATCGTATAACCACATCTAAATACCAATGTTAAATTAGTATTTATACGGTCTCCCAATAGTCGTTTCCATCGGAAAAGTTATCACCCTCATCTCTTGGTGGAACAAAGAAATAATCATCTGGGTTGGTCATTATATCTTCAGCATCCTCTGCAAGGCCACCACTACCCATAATGCCAGCTTTTTGTAGCATTCTGGATTGTATTGATTTTTTGTATCTGTGTTCCTCAGATTCTTCTCGTGCCATATACTCAGTTTGTTTTTCTGAGAATACTTTCTTTTGCGCTTCATTCCATTGGCGGGAATTGGCACAAGCCCGAGAACAAAAAGTTCCGGGCTTGCTATGAGCAGTACCACATTTAGGACAAGTCTTCGTCATCCTCTTCTTTATCTTCCACCTCTGCTCCGCAGAAAGGGCAGTTGGTTACTGTATAATAATCTTCGTCAAGTGTATGACTTATCTTGAAGAGTGCATCGCATTCGACGCATTCGTAGTTTTTTCTTGCCATTGTGCTCCTCTTTTCTTAGCTTCTGCGTCAAATACTCGCTGACGTAAATCAGATGAGCTGAAGAAGTGATCTCGTTTATTGAAGTATAATTCTATTCCTCTTTTCATGCAAATATCTTTGCCCGTATATTCCGTATCTTTATATTCTTCGCCCAAGATGCGAACATCAATAGGTAAAGCCATGAAGATATCTTCAAGTTCTTTTTCTGTAGAATATACTATAATCTCATCAACATGCTTGCACGCTGATACCTGAATCTGTCTTTCAATAATTGATTGGACAGGTTTATTTTTTGTTTCTCTATCAAGTGTTGGATCGACTTGAATCGCTGCAATTAAATAATCGCATTGACGCTTTGCTTCTTCCAACATAATTACATGACCCGCATGGAACAGGTCAAATGTAGAACAAGTTACTCCAATTTTCTTATTCGCACTCATATTTTCTCCACTTCAATGTTACATTTATTTAAAAATTCTATACCTTCAGTATTTCTATAACTATTTCTATAAAATACTTTTTTAATGCCTGCTATATGTATAAGCTTTGCACAATCAAAACACGGTGCATGGGTAATATACATTGTAGCACCTAACCCCGATTCATTAGATTGTGCTAGTTTGCCGATAGCATTCATTTCTGCATGAATAACCTCGGGCTTTGTCTTTGTACTAATAGTAGTTGTAGGATACTCAGGGCCACCCATGTCAATTATATATGTTGAATGTTCTTCAATTATATCTTCACAAGTATTATTCCAACCAGCAGGAGTACCGTTGTATCCAATAGATATAATTCTATTATCTTTCTCAACAACAGCACCAACCTGTAATCTTTTAGCAGAGGATAATTTAGCATAGGTCTCTGCTACAATTATATGAGCATTATCAAATTTATTCGGCATTCCATTTTCCTTCGGGGCATTTTGTATTAGGCAATAATGTCTTTGCCCATATAGAGCAACCACATTTATTACATACCTTAGCACCAATTATAGTAGTAAGGTGTTCACATTCATTACAAATATTTCTTCGTCTTTCGACAAAAGTTATTACTTTTCTATCTTCACCCATTTTTTACAATAATATTCTGGACGTACTTTAGCGTCCCAAGTTTTACAATACTTTGTGCCAGGTACATAAGCACCGCAGTTTGCACAATTCTTTTCACCCTTTGCTTTTTCATAAGCTGGTGGCAATTTTGCTGATATTAACGCACCATCAGCATAGTGTCTCGGTGCGATTACTTCTTTAAATGATTTCATTTTTGTTTTGCCCAAACATCTTCCCAGTTACCTGTGTGCGCGGCTTTTGCGTAATCTGTTGCTCTATTCTCAAAGAAGTTTGTGTGAATAGGAGCGTTAATCATTTCCTCAACCCAAGGTAGCGGATTTCTTTTAACTTTCATAATACCCTTAAGACCAAGGCTAATAAGGCGACGATCAGTAATATAGCGGATGTACTGTTTAACGTCATTAGCGTCCAAATTGTCCATAGGCCCCATAGCGAATGCCAGATCAATAAACCGGTCCTCGAGTAAAACCATTTGTTCAGCAATTGTATACAGTTGGCCTTTGAGGTCATCGTTCCAAATCTCCGGATTTTCTTGTATATATGTTCTGAATAATTTAATCATGGACTCACAATGCTGAGTCTCATCTACAATAGACCAAGTAACAATTTGTCCCATGCCCTTCATCTTACCATGACGAGGGAAATTCAACAACATAATAAAAGAACTAAACAACTGCATACCTTCAGTAAATGCTGAGAAGATAGCAATATGCTTTGCTGTATTTTCTTTTGTAGTGTTTTGTTGAGATATATCCAAGACATAGTCATGCTTAGCTTTCATTTCCTCATAAGCTAAAAACTCATTATACATTGTCTCGGGCAATCCCAATGTCTCAATCAAATGAGAATATGCTGCAATATGCAGAGCTTCGCGTGCTGCAAAGCCTAATAGCATCATTCGTATTTCTGGCTGAGGAAAATAAGGAAGGTAGTTATTGACATACCCGCCAGCAACATCAATATCACCTTGTGTAAAGAATCTAAAGATGTGTGTTAAGAATTGTTTTTCTTCAGTCGTTAACTTCTTTTTCCAATCTTTAACATCTTCTACCATTGGTACTTCAGTATGCAACCAATGGGATTGCTCATGCTTCAACCATGCGTCATACGCCCACGGGTAATTAAAGGGTTTGAAAGAATCTCGTGTATCTGTAAGATTCGATTTTGTCTTTTTAATCATTGATGAACTCTTCTACTAAGTTTTTAGCTTTTACGCCTACCATCTTATTTAATACTTGACCATTCTCATCAAGTTTAACAAGTGTCGGCACTCCCCTGATACCATATTTCATTGCTAACGCTTCATTATCATCTATATCAACAACTTCAATAGGTACATTGGAATCAATGCCTTCCATAATACTTGCCAATGCTTTACATGGTTGGCACCATGATGCTGTAAATCTTATTACTTTATTCATTTTTTTATTCTCCGTTAAATCGAAAATGAAGAGCCACATCCGCAAGTTGATTGCGCATTTGGATTTGTTATTTTAAATTCAGATCCCTGTAGATCTTCCTTATAATCTATACTTGCACCTTGCAAATACTGCATACTCATTGCATCAATTAAAACTTTACAATCGCCCAAAGGCACCTCGAAGTCATCTTCGTTCATTATTTCATCAAAGGTAAATCCATAACTAAACCCAGAACATCCCCCACCCTGCACAAATGTTCTTAGTTTTAAATTAGGATTGCCCTCTTCTGCGAAAAGATCTAATATTTTTGCTTTTGCTGATTCTGTTATTGTTATCATACTCGAAAACTTTCTCCGCAACCACAACGGTCACGTTCATTTGGATTTTTAAAATCAAAGCCTTCATTGAGTCCATTTCGAACCCAATCCATTGTTAGTCCATTTAGATACACATCATTTTTTTTATTAACAAGAATAACAAAGTCTTGCTGTCCATAATTAATACAGGTATTATCATAATTATAATTATCAACATATTCTAATGTGTATGCAAGTCCACTGCAACCAGTAGTCTTCACGCCCAATTGAATTCCAACTCCTTTGCCGCGTTTTTGAAGTAGAGTTTTAATTTTCTCGCGTGCTTTTTCAGTAAGCAAAATCATGTTTTTTTCTATAATCTTCTACTGCCGCTTTGATTGCATCTTCGGCAAGTATTGAGCAATGTATCTTTACTGGGGGCAATGCTAGTTCTTCGGCGATTTCGGAGTTTTTGATTGATCCGGCTTCGTCAAGGGTTTTTCCTTTGACCCATTCTGTAATGAGGCTCGAACTCGCAATAGCCGATCCGCAGCCATACGTTTTAAATTTTGCATCTGTAATAATACCTGTATCATTGTCAACCTTTATTTGTAGTTTCATTACATCGCCGCAAGCTGGCGCGCCAACCATACCAGTACCAATATCATTATCAGTCTTATCAAAAGATCCGACATTCCTGGGATTTTCATAGTGATCGATTACTTTATTTGAGTATGCCATGGTTAACCTTCACATGCTAAACAAACGTCTTCGGTTGCTAATGCTTTCAAGTCAATCTCTTCCATGACTTGTCGCTCTATTTTCTTTGATATCTTATCTGCCTTACCAATCTTTTCTGAACGGCAATAGTATAATGTCTTTAAGCCTTGTTTCCACGCTTGAAAGTGAACAGCATGGATATACTTAATATTACTATCGGGTCTAAAGAATAGATTAACAGATTGTGCTTGATCTATATACTGTTGTCTATCTGCAGAATGTTGAACAACCCAACGCTGGTCAATTTCCATAGATGTTTTAAATACTTCTTTATCCCAATCAGACAACCAAGTTAAATGCTGTACCGATCCATCATTAGCAATAATTGAAGACCAGATATCATTGTAGTCATTTTGTGATACTGTACCACTGTCACTTGAAAGATGCTTTTCAATAACTCTATTTAACCATTTGTTTTTGTTGAGCATTGAACCCGATAAAGTATCTTGTCTATATGCGTTCGCACGAAGGGGCTCAATAGAAGGGGAAGTATTACCCATAATGATAGAAGAAGAAGCGTTTGGAGCAATAGCAAGCATATGAGAGAAGCGGCGTCCAGTACCTGCCGCATCGGGTGCTTCGCCTCTTTCGGTACCCAATTGAATATTTGCATTATCTAGTTCCTTGCGAATGTGACCGAATATCTTATGGTTCAATCCTGTTGCTGATGCCGATTCCCATGGGATGCTTTTCTTTTGTAAAAGAGCATGCCAACCGAGAGCACCAATACCAATAGACCGTTCGCGAATAGCAGAATATCGTGCGCGTGATATGCTATCAGGAGCATTATCAATGAAATACTGCAAGACGTTATCGAGCATCTCTGCAACGTCCCGAAGAAAAAGTCTGTCATCTTTCCAATCATCGTAATACTCCAAGTTCAAAGAGGATAAGCAACATACCGCAGTACGATCTTTATCCGTAGGTAAAATAATTTCACTGCACAAATTAGATTGTTTAATACTTAGTCCCAGTTTCTTTTGGAACTCAGGCATTGCTCTATTGCTACTATCAATAAAATGTAGATAGGGCTCACCTGTTTGCATACGCATATCTAAAATACGTTGCCATAATTCTCTTGCTGACACTTTATCTCTAACTTCGCCATTGTGAGGATCTTTTAATTCCCATGTGTCATCCATCTCGGGATCAATCATTGCACGTTCAATTAAATGCATAAAATCATCAGTGATATTAATACCGTGATGCAAATTCAAACAACGCATATTGGGATCGCCTGTTGGCTTTCTCATCTCTAGAAAAATAAGAATGTCCGGATGAGAAATATCAAGATAAGCGGCATAGCTACCACGACGAGTCCTACCTTGTCTATAAGCGAGAGATGATGCGTCATATGTGCGAAGGTGGGGCATGACTCCAACCGATTTATCATCCGATGAACGTATTCCGATACCAATTCCAACTCCTCCACCCATCATGGATAACCAATTTACTTCGGCCAGACAATCGACCAAACCTTCTGCACTATCATGTAGATAAGGTAAAAAACATGATATAGGAAGGCCACGCTTACTACGCCCAAAGCTGAGAATAGGAGTAGAATAAGACAACCAATGTCTACTGCTGTACTCATAAAGTCTTTGCGAATGTTCTCGATTTGACCCGAACGTCTTGGAAACATATGCGAACCTTTCTTGCGGTGAGACCTCATCCTCCTTCATATAGCTTTCTTTTAATCTTTTAATACCTAGCTCGTCAAATAGACTATCTCTAGAATAGTCGACATTAATCCCATGCACAATTTCTTGCGTCATCTTTACTCCAATTTTTTTATTTTAAACTACTGATAGTGCAGCATTACAAATTTGTACTACATATCTTATTGTTTTTTCATCTCCAGCACATTCTTGTGCTACTCTAACATCTTTTATTTCTTGTAACAAATAATTTCGTTCCTCAACACTAATGTTTCCTATTTGGCAGGCTTCAACTATTGATTGTATCTCTTGTTCTAATGGATGCATTATCGATTCTCCCATGCGGTTTTTGTTGCGTTTATTCTTTGTGTCGCTGTCTTTTTGCCTAATTCACAAAAGGTTTTACTTGCACCGCTATTCATCTTTATTGCGTGACTATGTAATCCTTTGATATTATCTTTCTGCGGATCATTTCGCCATTCTGTATATTTTGACAAATGCTCTGTATATGCAATTACATTTGACCAATTACTTTTTTCACAATCAACTTTATTAATCTCAATATCAGCACTGACTAAATAACCAAACATAATTGGGTCATGTGGTCTTGGCCAATATTTTTGCAAATTGCTTACAGTACTACATCCTGCAAGCAAAGTAATACTTAATAATACTAATAACTTTTTCATTTTATTCCTTCGTATATTGTTTTTTGTACGTTATACCATTCTATCCATGCATCCATTTTAACTGCACATTCATAATATGCAGTATAGTTTACAGTAACTATTTTTGCTACATCGCTTAATTTTGCGTCAGGGCTAAGTTCTTGTAGATTTGGGCATTTTGTCAGTAATACTTTAGGCACTTCTGGAAATTTTGCAACAACAGGAACAGTTGTTGAACATCCCGTTAATGATATGAGCAATAAAAGCATAATGATAGATTTCATCTGCGTTCCTTCGCTGCGTCATTGTGCGATATAAAAAATTCCTTAGGAAGTTCACAAATACCGCCAGGAGCAAATTTAGTATCGTATTTGATAATTTCTCTATCTATGTACTTTATAACTTCTTCGCCTTTTTCGCGAACTACCTTTTGCTTATATACTACCTTTTCCTGTATCTTAATGTTTTCTTTTTTGCTCTCAACTTCTGCGGCGGCAACTTTTGCTTCTAACTCTTTTACTTTTTCCATCATTGCGGCTTGTATGCCAAGTCCGCCTTCAAAGTATACACCCATTACAAACAATACAAATCCTACTATTCTAATAGGAATGTAATAATTGCTTATGAATGGTATAACCTTAAGTACCATGCTGATAATGATAATTAGCAATCCTGCTGCTAAGATAGCATGAAAGAAAGTACTAGGTAATAGAGATAGATACCACATTAAGATTCTAATATTTGTTTAATGTTTGGCGGTACAAATGTGTCAGGTTTTAATACCTTACCATCTTCCCGTTTGATCAACTTACCATCAACCATCTTAGACATATTAGATCGCGCAACTTCATCCCATACTGCTTGTTGCGGAATGCCCAATGAATGTTCTAAGCCTTCAATAACCCATTTCAAATCTGCACACGCATCTGCGATTTCAATTATATCGGTTTCATTCCACGCGTGCATCAATTCTTTATATTCTTCTACAATTAACTTCATATAAAGTGCTGCTTGCTCAAATCTTTCTGGTGGTAAACCTGTGTGATCTGGAACACCGGGTTCACCGTAGACGTTTTGCTCGCCTGCAAGCATAAACTTCTTCACATCATCATTACTGTTCATTTACTAAATCCTTAGTCATAGGGAAAATTTCTGTAATCACTTCAGCAATAGCTAGGGCAATTTCAGCGTGTTCTTTCTGAGTTCCATTGCCAGCTCGTAGAACTATATAGTGGATCCAACTTCTCAAGGTACCATTCATATAAAGTCTACTAACCGTCAACCCCTCGGGTAGAACTGCACGAGCTTGTTCTTTGGCAATGCCTTTAGCTACTGCCCAAGAATATATATCCCGGGTTTTATTTATAAGATCGCGCTGTAAATTTTGCCACTGATAAGCAATTTGTCTCTGTTCATCATTCTGTAAATCTATCTCAACAGAATTTTGTCTGTTTTTAGTATCTTGCAGACGAGCTTCACGAATAACAAAATCTAAATCCTGTGTAGGATCAGCATATCTTTGACTAAACTCCTGAAAAGAAAAACTTCTATGACGAAGAATCTGTCGCGCAATATCCCTTGTAGTTTCAATCTCAACGCACGCAGATACCATCTCAAGTGGTGACCAGTGTTGATGTTTAATCAAATACTTAATCAACTTCTCAGATGTCTCTGTGTTGTATTGGTTTGCTGGATTCGAAACTCTTGCACAAAATGCTACTAGATCTTGTGCGTCATACAAACCGTCGGACACTAACTCTCGTGTCGGTTTGCTATAACTAATTAACTTACATTTCATTTAACACCTCTTCCATGATACGAATTTCATTTTTGCTTCTAGACCATTATATATGTTCTTCTTAATTATGTTCAATGGTTCTTTGCCCGTTAACACAATATCATTAATATCTTTTTCTTCTAAAGTCTGCGGCCATACAACAATATTATAATTGCTATTGATAGCTTTGTCTATAATTTTACAAACTTCTTTGTTTCTAGGTTGGTTGTCAAAAATAACAACTAATCTTTCTTTTGGAATGCCCAATGAATCTAGTTTACCAAATGCTGTACCTGCAACCGCAATACAATTTGGAATGAATAAACTATCAATAGGACCCTCAACAACATAAACCTTTTTGTTCTTATCCACAAAATCTAAACCAAATATAAATGGTTTATCATCATTGATCTTAATAGTAACATATCTTAAAGATTCGCCTCTTAGGGCTCTACAAGTTACACCAACTAATAAACCTTTTTCATCATAGAAAGGAATAACCAATCTGGGTTCTTTGGTCTTTAATGTGTCTTTATACTTGTCCGATAATTGTTCTATTTTTCTAATGTCGTCGACAAAGTATAACTGTTTAAATTTTTCTCTTGGGATTTTTCTTTTTAAACAAAACTGCACTGCTTCATTATCATCGGGCAATTTATCTAAACGGTCAAGTAATTCATCTAATAAATTTTTTGGTTCAAACACAGGCGCAGCCATTTTAAATTTATCTTCAACCTTTTGATGCGGTTTATTTAATGGCAGACCTTCACTATATCGTTCCATAGTATATTGATTATACATCAAAGAGTCCATTTGTTTTAAGAATGACCCAAAGTGTAATGATGCATCGCAGTTATGACATTTATAAAACAAATCGTTTTTAACGGCATAAAAGTACCCACGCGTTTTATTCTTTTTTGAAGAAGAATCTCCGCAAATGGTACAACGACAGTTATACAGATGGTCGTTCTTTTGTTTGAACAACGGCAACCGATTACTGATTAATTTTAAGTATTTAAGATCAAGAAATAAAGACACAATAAGACTCCAGGAGAGTCTTATTATAATATAAACAGGCTATAAGGTCAATTGAAAAGTGGTTGAATCTTATCAATATGGCCAGCTAGGAAGCCAACTACGGCTAATCCGCCCCATGCCATATATGTCCATTTGTCTTTTAATTTTTCCATTTGCTCAATCTTATGATTAAGCTCGGCATGCTGAGCGCAAGAAGCATCGTACATCTTATCGAGTTTTGCGCTAAGATCATCGCGCGTTTTATCCAAACAATCATGCATTTCCTTAACATCGGTTTTTAAGGTATCAATTTTTTCATTAATACCTTCGACCTTAGTCTCAAGTATGCCGATTCTTTCTTGCGAAGTAGCCATTTTTTATTTTTTCTTTTTAGCTTTTGCAACAGCTGTTTTTGTTTTTGTTGTAGCTTTTTTAACTACAGCAGTTGCGTCAGCCAAATTAACTTTGCCGTCATCATTTACATCAAGTGTAGCTTTTGCCTCTTCAACAAATTCTTTAACTTCTTGAGTAACTGTAGGAACAAATGTAGGTGTTACAGGTGCGGTTGGTGTTGGTTCAGCCGGCGGTACTTCTTCTACAACAGGTTGAGCCTGTTCTGTTTTTACAACAGTTTCAGGAATATCTTTACCTTTTCTCAAAATAAAATAACCTGCTACTGCAAGAATTGCGACTGCTACGATGATAATTTCCATTATTTTCTCCTAAAAATACTATTTGAATCAACCCATTTTTTCTGACGCTTTTTGCTAATCGGCGGTTGATCTGGCGGCAATCCCGCAATCCCCGGAGTTACTGCGGCATTGTTTGCTGCAACTGCTCCCTCGCCCTCTTCAGAAAACTGCTTGAATGTGAACATTTTACGATCATTGAGATACTCCTCAACTAATATAAGTTCTTCATTTAAATCAGACTTAACTTTATTTATATATCTTAATTCCAAGTCAATCGGCTCTTTGCCTTCTTCTAATGATTCTTTTATTAATGCATATGCAGCTGCTAATGAAACAAATTGTTTATTTGCGATTGGCACCTTTTCCACAATTTTCTTTAATCTAAATACTAATCTGTGTAAAAGAGTATAAGCATCTCTTTCCTGTACAGTATTTAGATCGCGCATTTTAATTAATTCATTGCCCTTATCGTCAATGATACCTAACTTGAATGCATCTGTTTTGTTAAATGGCGTTACTAGAAGTTTAAGTATTCTATATGCTATAACTGAATCTACAAATTTTCCCATTTTATTTCTCTTTTATACGTTTGCTGTATTTGTTGATGGGTAATATCTATTAGTGCCCCAAATAATTCTAACGGCGCCTTTAGCACCCCAACCAGTGGAGTGCGGGAATCCTGCGTACCAAAGAGATCCGCCACCACCGCCACCGAATGCGTATCCAGAGCTTCCTACAGTTTGACCATACCCCTGATTGATACTCGCTGGAGGTTCTCCGCCTGAACCACCTTGACCAGTCCAGCCGGAGTCAAGATAATTTCCAACGCCGCCAGCACCACTTGCGCCTTCACCGTAGATACCTACACCGCCACCGCCTTTACCTTCATATCTAGTTCTACCGCCAGCACCACCACCGCCACCGTTTCCTGCTAATCCACTAAATGTTTCAGCATTACCACCGTTTCCGCTATAACCCGCAGCACCACCGCCACCGCCAGTATTAGAATATCCGCCATTGCCGCCGCCTTGACCTATTCGTAAATCGCCGCCGACGCCTTTGCCGCCCAAGACTTGCGCACCATAACCACCGCCGGCAAGAATTAAATTCGGTCCAAATGAACTATATCCTCCAGAAGCACCAATTGCGGTATTACTTTGTCCTGCTTGCCCGACAATCACCGTATAATTTTGGCCTCCAGTTGTTGTAACATTTCCCCATGACAATGCGCCGCCACCACCACCTGTAGAACCACCGCAACCACCACCACCAACCGCTACAACGCTGACAGAAGTAAATCCAAACGGCGCCACAAATGTGTATGTACCTGGAATGGTATATTCTTGTTGACCAGGTGGGGTTTGACTTGTATCATTTATAACGATTGAAGAAGATATTCCAGCAAGAGAACTTAATGTTCTACTTGGATCAGTATATACTGCAATAACAAAAGATTCCGTTATGGGTTCAGTTGTTATATCTGAGATCAGAGTTATTCCTGTTGCAGTACCAGCGTTTTTAGATATAGAAATAGTGCCTGTAGGTATAGTATTGGATGCAAAGTCAATATTACTAGCATTGGTAGGTTCTACTGCCCAATAAAGAGTTGTTGATCCGGTTGGCACATATTGTGCAAATACACTGAATGATATACTGTTGCCTTCATTTACACTGTATGCAGATGGAGTAACCGAACAGGTAATCCTAGGTGATCCGGTGGAAGCAACTGTTATTGGGCCTGCAAATGATATGTCTTGAAAAAACAATGACATTCTATACCTTTCTTAATATCTCTATTATATTATTATCTAAAGGTATTTCTGAATCTATCAGAATAAGATCTTTAGATATAATTATTTTTTCCGGCATATAATTTAAAAATACTAAAAATGTTTTTAACTGAGGCCAAAACTTTTGATCTATCTTATAGAACAACATCTTTGTGGCCGCCTCAACTCCAAACAAATTGTTTAGTACAATTATATGATTTAAAATTAATCTTTCCTTTAATTCTTTACCACTATGATACTTACCAAGAAGTCGTTTAACATATTTAAACCTCTTAATATCATCTAAGAATTCCGCCATACCTTTACAGTATGGGTTATCATAGTATTTCATAGCATACATTATAAAGTTTTCTTCAGTCAATTCAAATGTCATATTTTTATTTTATTATAGATACACTGTATCATTACCTGCTGTTGCATCGGAAACATTAGTTGACGGGAAAGCTCTATTAAATCCCCAAACTATTCGAACTGCTCCAGGTCCACCGCGACCTGCAATCATATTAGAAGCAGGAGTTTGCGTTGATGAATAATAGTAACCTCCGCCACCACCGCCGTACAGTCCACCATTATTTCGTATAGAATTAGAAGGGTTTATACTTGTTACTACATATGAATTGCCATTATATAGTTGCGGTATACCTACATTGTAGCTTCCACCGCCACCGTTGCGAGCAGTTAATGTGCCACCTGCTCCGTCTCTACCAAGACCGTAAACATTTACACCGCCACCCCCGGCTCCTTCAACATTAGCAGCAGGTCCGCGTTTCCAAATACTACTGCCGCCACCTCCCCCGCCGCCACCTGTCACGGCAGCGTTTCCTGCTACGTTGCTGGCATATAAATTTACAACACTTGCATCTCCGCCATTTTGCGTATATCCTGCAGCTCCACCTCCAGCAAGAATACTTGGCTCGGCCCCACTCGGGCTCACGCCTGAATTTCCACCCAGCGCTCCCCCATCATATGTGCCTGCAGGATATCCTCTACCATTGGTGCCGCCTGCATAAAGTTGATTATATCCGCCAGCTGCAATAGTGGATACACCACTTACAGTAACAGAAGAATTTGGGGCTCGCATGGTAATTATTCCATCTCCAAATATTCTGGTTTGAGAATTACCAACTACAACTGTAACAGTTTGTCCAGGAGTTACTGGTACATTATTTCTATATGCAAGACCACCACCTTTTCCGCCTAGAGCAGCATCTGTACCACTAAGTTGTACATACCCAGCTTCTCCCCCACCAATTACAACATAAGATATTGAGTATACATTTGATGGTACTATAAAACTATACGTTGTGTTTCCGCTAATACTAGCATTTCCCGGATAAAACGCATTACCTCTTGGCACAGTACCAAGTGTAGGATTAAATTTGACATTGCCTGAAAAGGTCATGCCGCGGCCGGAAAATGTAAATGTTCCCATTATACTACGCTAGCTGTTCCGCCAATCATAAACCATTTATGATTTGAATACATTAGTGTAGCAGTGTCGCCTACATTAGCAAAACGAACATTTGCACCATTGGCAACATTATAACCTAACGAATAAGAACCACCTGCCGATACAGTAGTTAATATAATTTTGATTTGACCATTGGCTCCGTTAGGAATTGAAATGTCTGCAGGCGTGCCGCCAATATTAAGATATGTCGTAGGCGTAGTTATACTTACAACACCTGCAGAAGATAATGTCTGCGGTGTGCCTGTTATCTTAACATTGCCCTGTAGATTTGGATCAGTTAAATCTGCAAGAAAATTAGCAACCGTGATGCTTTTACTTGTATTTGATTGTACAAGATAAAGCAAATCATTTGGATTTGTTGCTGTTGCTGCAACCAGGTCTGAGATTTTTTGTTTTGCCATTTTGGTATTAAGTTGTTTTGTTTATTTATTCAGGCAAGACTAGCTCAACCCATGCAAGAGTAGGCTCATCCCAACGATATAATTTACCGTCATTTGGATACGCAACAGGCGCTTCCCATAAACATTTATCCTCATTTAATACCCATGAATCAAATCCTTTAGGCGGAATAAATGCATCTCTTGCTGCATCATACGTATATCCAATGCCTGCATAATTTTTACGCAAAGGAGTCCCGCCTTGTGTATGTACTCCGCCGTGAGTATTATATGATGTTTGAATCCATGTTGCAGGGTCTCCAAACAGACCAGTGTTAATTACATCCTGTTCTGCTACAATAACTTGTGCAACAATATTATTTCCATCGATTTGTGCAAAATGTGCCATTATATTTTCTCCTTAAAAAATGATTGATCCTGATTGCCAGAATCTATAAATTCTATATCCGCCTGTTACTATAACATTCGGCGAACCTGTTGTTGAAGTTGCTGCATCATATGTATCTGGGTAACGAATAATAACAACACCGGAACCACCTGCTCCTGCGGGATTTGAGAGATCGGATACACCACCGCCACCGCCGCCCACGTTTACATTACCAGAATTGCCAGGTCCGGTTACTTTGCCTGCCCCACCTCCACCTGCACCTCCAGCGCCTCCGCTATTGCCAACACCTCCGCCACCGCCGGCATAGGTTACACTTGTACCTGTTATTGAATTGGCAATACCAGCACCACCCGGGCCGCCTACTGTGCCGCTTGGAGCATTTCCACCAACTGCTCCCGCACCGCCACCGCCTGCACCGGCAGCATTGCCATCTTGTGCCCACGGAGTTCCTCCAGCATATCCTTGAGGGGGCGAAGTGGGCGGAGTATTGCCTGCGCCACCTGCTCTTTGTTGCCCGCTACCACCGCCACCGCCACCGCCACCTGAACCGCCAGGAGAACCATTTGTGGTTGCACCGCCATTATAATAACCACCGCCACCGCCTCCGTTTGCTATAACGGTCATTGCTGCAACGATTGAAGAGTTGCCGCCCGTTACACCTTGATTGTAACCTGTTATTGCAGTACCGCCTGCGCCTACTGTGACTAAAATATTACTACTAGGAGCAATTACAAGATTTGCGCCAGATACATAACCACCTGCTCCGCCGCCGCCACCGTAAATGCCTCCGCCTCCGCCACCACCAGCAACTACTAAATATTCTACCAACGATGGTTTTGTTGAAGTAGTCACATTCAATGATCCTGATTGCCAGAATCTATAAATGATATTGCCTCCAGATATAGTTACATTTGGAGAACCTGTTGTTGCAGCAGCCGGATATGTCATTGGGTAACTAATAAAGAATACACCTGAACCACCTTGTCCTGCGCCTGATGAACTGCTATAATTGCCACCACCTCCACCACCACCTAAATTAGTAGCGCCTGCAGTTCCTGCTCCATTGCCACCTCCACCGGTACCGCCACCCCCAAGTCCGCCCGCAGGAGATGAACCAGTAGTTCCGCCTCCACCTCCACCGGCATAAGCAACATTGGAACCAGATATTGTAGAATTTGCTCCTCGGCCGCCTACACCTATACCAACTGTTCCATTTGTGCCAGCTGCGCTTGCGCCACCGCCACCGCCACCATTGTCATATGAGGAATTGTCAGATGCACCATTGCCGCCAGCAAAACCTTGTCCCGGATATGCTGATCCACCAGCATTGCCTTTTGAGTTTGCACCGCCGCCTGAGCCACCCGATTTACCTACAAATGCTCCGCTAGATTGAGGGTATGATGCTGAACCATTCCAGCTACCACCACCGCCACCACCTACGGATAAGACAATATTTGCACCGCCTACGGGTTGTATATAAGTGTTTCCGCCATTGCCGCCAGAAACACCTGAACTACCGGTTGTTCCACCTGCGCCAACTAAAATAGAATATGTTGTTCCGATTGCAAGTGCTGTAGTATTTGTTAGATAACCACCGCCACCACCGCCACCACCCCAAACAGATCCACCTCCACCACCGCCACCGGCAACTGATAGATATGAAATTGCAAGCTGTAAAGATGGGTCAGTTGGAAATGTAGTTGGCCAAAGGTTTAACCCGGCAAACTCATTTACCTTATTTAGCGTTAGAATGTCGTTGTATATTGCCATTGTACTCTTAGATTAATATCCAATCGTTAGTATCTTTATCCCATTCATATAAATTACCATCCATTGGATATGGTTTATTCGCAACATCGATACTTAGTTCTTCTAATTTTTTACGTCTTTCCCAATACTCAGGATGAACATCGTTAATAAAATATGGACGTGATGTTTCTGGTACTATGTCAGATACATCGCCATCTACATCTCGTATAGCAAAAACACAGTACCAAGCTACATTGTCTGTTATTGCTTTAAATTTATGAGGCTTTTCTTTTTTAATAACAATGAATGTGGGCGCAGTAAAAGTTCTAGGAGGATTGCCTTCTACTTCAACTTCTACTGTGCCGCTAACCAATAAACTCACATGATCAAACAAATGATAATGACCTGATGTTTCATCACCTGCATTCTGTAATTCATTTTGTCTTACCCATATGTTGCCAAAATAACCCAAGTCATGTCGTTTTCTCATATTTATCCTAAAATTGCAACATTGGGCATTTCCACCCAATCTTTAATATCTTCATCCCATGCATAAAATTTACCATCTGTTCCATTATATTTTGACGGAACAGGTGGTTCCCACCTGCAAGTATTTTCATTTAAAATCCAACTAGGATATAACTTAGGTGGAATAAATGCATCTCTGCCTTCATCATATGTATAACCTATACCTGCAGTGTTTTTTCTAAATCTTTGAGTAAAACTAGATTGTACCCATTTTTTGCTATTCGGCCATAGTGTTTTACAAAACTCTATTCCTTTTTGTTCGCTTTCAACGCCATCAACAATGATATCAGAATTGTTTATCGCTACAATTTGAATTACAACATTGCTCTCGTCAACTTCTGCAAAATTTGCCATCTATAATCCTTTCACGCAAGAGTTGTAAAGGTGCCGCTACCGGTAAATATGTGCAGATACCATCCTGGTCTTGTTGTAGTATCTATTGTGCCACCTGTAGCTTTTGCTCTAGATGATTGATATGCAATAATTACAATACCACTACCACCAAAACCTTTTACCGCATTACCGTCACCATTGTGCAGGTCCGACCCTCCACCGCCACCTCCGCCAGAATTTTGTACACCAGGATTACCCCATGAACCAGATGCACCATATGCTGCACCATATGGACCATATCCGCCGGCACCGCCACCGCCGGCACCACCAACACCACCTGAGCCTGCACCGTTTAATAATCCACCGCCACCGCCACCGCCAGCAAACCAGCCGCCGGTTACTATACCATTGGGTTGACCTCCAGATGCTCCTCCAGTAACAACTGCGAATTCTGTATATCGCAAACCTGCGCCTCCAGCCCCACCTGCATTGCCCGATGAATTACTACCAGCAGCGCCTGCACCGCCACCACCGCCACCTGCACTATTGTTACCGCCGCCTGCAGGCGTACCGCCAGCAAAACCTTGTCCTGATATACCGGCTTGTGCCGCACCACCGGAACCACCCGTCGAATTAAATTTACCGCCACCTACTGCTATAAGATTAACGGTTCCCCCCACTACTGAACTATTAGATCCGTTAGACCCAGCACCAGTAGCACCTGCAACAGTAACAGTATATGCAGTACTTTTCGTCAATTCTATAGGTGCACCGTTTGGAGTCTTTGGTGTAGAATTATCGCCATAATATAATAAACCACCTGCACCACCGCCGCCTGTACGATGGTCTCCGCCCGAACCACCCGCAGCAACAATTAACATTTCATATGTATCAGGAGGAATAAACCAAGAACCTTCTATAGATAATTGGTAAACTTTACTTAAATTAAAAATATTATTGTATACTGCCATTTTTATTTTCTATAGTAATTCTATCCCATAAATCTATTGGACATTTTTTATAAGGCAATTTTGTTTTAACTGGCATAAAGCAATTGCATTTATTGCAAAATTTTAGAGTAGTAAAATTCTCACAACCTTCACAAATTTTATATCTGTACTGTTGTACTTCTTCAGATACAAATAAATTATCTAACATAAATTTCTACTCTTGCAGATCGGTTAATACCTGTAGTATCTTGGCAGCAAGAAATTCTATCTCCTGCAGAATAATTTCCCCAAGCACTATCCATACCTATACCACCTGATACGTCACTTGAACCTGTTGCACCACCGCTCGCAAGTGTAGCGGGCGTGGCATAATTGCCTTCACCATTCTCATTCCATCCAAATCCCCATCTAACTTTAGCGGCGTTAGAGCCACTGTATGATAATCCTTCATTTTTAAAGTTAAATCCATAAAAATTAACATCGGCTTGGCTAGAAAACACTCCATTTGCCCAATTAGATGAAGATTTAGCGAGACCAATAAATTTTCCACCATAATTGCCTGCGGTGTTAACTGTGCCGGTATTAAATGTACCTGCAGTATTAAAGAAACTTATGGGAGTTATTCTCGTGCCATCATTAAAATTATTTTGCAACCATGACCAGCAACTATATGGGTTAGTTCCAAGGCCGCCCCCATTAGTTGTAATGTCTGGCCATAATGCCATTATATCTTTAGCTGCAAAATAATTCATAGTATCAAATTTTGCATCTTGATTCGTTCTGTCAGTATATGTAGGATTTAACGTATTATTTGTTGTCCAATAATTTGCAGAATAATTAAAGGTCGTACCTGTAGTAGCCTTCATTGCCATCATCCATCCGCCACCATTTGCAGATGAATTCATTAAACAGTATACTTGAGTGGGTCCAACCGTTGGTAAATTGATCCAATACAGGCCATCTGTATTTGTGCCCGTCAATGATTTAATTGACTCAGCGGATAAAGCTGCTCTTGCCGCTGAAGAACCATCTGCGGATAAAGTAGCAATTGTGGATGTTGATACTGGTATAACAGGACTAATTAAAATATTACTTGTACTAATAATATTGGGGCCTGTAATAGAATCTGTTCTTAATTGAAATGTTGATATTTTAGAATTAGCATTTATATCAATTGAATTTCGTTTTGTAAATTTTATAATGCCTGTGGAATCTACATACAATTGACCGGATAAAGAATTATCATCAAAATCTGCTCTTGTAAGCGCATTAGGAGAATTTACAGGACTTAGTGTGTAATAAAGAAACTGATTTTGATATTGCTTTTGCGTATCAATTGTAAATTCAATTACTTTTGAGTCCTGTGTCACGGTTACTATAGGTGTAGCATTTGCCCAGGCATTTTGATTTTGCCTGATCTTTACGTCATTTAACGTAAAAATACCTACTGTATTTGTATCAGCCATTTTAAGAAATTACTCTACCTGAAACAAAAGCGGAAATTGTATTTGCAAATGATGTATATGCAACCAAACGATCATTTGCATCTAAGCGTTTTACATTCTCACAAATTTCTACCACACAATTCGTAGGAATAATTAGTGTGTAAACAAAATATGCCTTAGGAGAACCTGTTGCGTTTGCCCAGTACATTGTTGTTGCTACATTTGCTGTACCAGTATTAACTAAACGAATTGATTCAATAACTGTAGGCGCACCCGTTGAAACATAAACATTTGTGTTTGATAATGTCAACAATGCTGCATTGCTAACATATGCATTGCTAGCAATTCTTTCAAATGTGATTGTAGCATTTAAACTAGTTGTTCCGCCGCATTTTAATTTTAAAATTTCACCTGGTCTAAAGACTTGTGGCTTCTTTAAAAGCTCTAAAGATAATCTATACGGAATAGGTATCTCGTTACAGTGATTTATTTCTTGATTAGTTACGGTAACAATGTTACTGGATACGTTAACATTAAGTGCCCCTGCATTATCCATATTTGTAACTAATATTGAATCTACAAGATAACTAAAACCGGGGGTAGAAGGAAACACTATAGCATTTGCCATAGATGTTGTTACTGTATATGCCGCAACATTTGAAACTGCGCCAGAAAACAATCCGCTGGTAACTACGCCGCCGGGTGTATATTTGCCGGTAGCACTGTCCCAAATAAGTCCCTGCCCTGCAGTAGGAGCGGTAGTACTGTTATCAATAATCAATGATGTAAAATTAACATTACTTGCATTAACTGAAGCAACACTGCCTTCAGAACTTGCAATAGGATTAATTAGTCTTGGATTAATTCTCGTGGTCATTTACAGATGCCTTTTGTTTTTCTAATATTATTTATATGTCAAGCTTTAATTGTTTTTCCCAATAATTATCTCTGCAACCTCTAGCAGATCTAGGATCATGCTGCTCGCCGTAAATATCTTCTATTACTTCACCATCTAAATTTCGCAATGCAAAAACACAGTAATAAATTACATCGTCTTCCAAAGCTACAATTTGATGTTTTAATTCTTTTTTAATTACTATAAATGTGGGAGCAACAAACTCTTTTGGTTCTTCGCCCTCGACACTTACCAACACACTACCTTTAACAAGCATTGTAACATGGTCAAAGTAATGACGATGCCCATCTTGCGCCTCACCTTTTTTATCAAGTCTATTTTGTCGTATCCAAATATTACCAAAATAACCAAGATCAGTATGCTTATTGTTTATAATTGGTTCTGTCATTTTATCTTACCTGTAGCATTCCAATTGAGGGTGTAAAGTTTGCGGTGTAACGAACATTGCCCTTAGTTACTCGAACATCATCGAGGTATCCATAAAAGAATTCAGACGGACCCGAAGTATAATATCCGCCAACAAATTGAATTGCTTCTGTTAAATTGTAACTAGTTGAAGTACCAGCAACATTGCCATTTAAATACAGAGTTTGTGTTGATCCGTTGTTACTGCCAACCCAAGCAACGTGTGTCCAAGTATTTGCTGCAGGGATAGCTGCAGTTATGCCGTTGCCACCAAGTGCGCCCGCAGCAAAATTGCCGGCACTAAATCTAATACAGAATGTGCCGCCACCGAAGCCTCCACTTGTAGATGTTACTATTCTACGATATCCATCTGTTTGTATAGGATACATCCAAAATTCTACAGTTGCGTTGGCGCCACCTATAACTTCTTGCGTGCTTGAAGCAATTTGTAAATAGTCACCTGATCCATCAAAGAATAAACTACTACCTGGGTTTCTTCTGAATGGATTAAATGTTCTAACTGCAGTTTGGCCTGTAACAGTAATAGCAAAATTATTTGTAGAATTATCTCTAAATCTATTTGACTGACAAGTTAATAACGATGTGCCGGATACTGCTGTTAGTGGCTCGGTTGGAGGTGTAAATGCTGCAGTATAAAGTGCTGTGCCTT